TGACCAATAGTGATATGGGTATCAAGGGTTTTCATCACGTGAAAGGAGTAGCTCAATAGGAGTGTCACTAAGGCAATCGATTTGGAATTGCTGAATGTTTTCATAACCTTTCGTTTGAGGTAAGCTATAGGAGGCAATAACCAAGTCAGTGATCCCAAAAAGTTGTAAAAACTCACTGACAACCGCAATACTGGTTGGGGCCTGGAGTATCTGAACCAAATTTTCGATCTCGGCTTGTGGATAGCGCGAAGCCTCTGGGCTTGCGATCACCCCTTGAAGGCCAACCTGGGAATCGCCCTCGGCGATGTATTCTTTGATTGTTCCTGCCCTTCCTTGAACAGCTGTCGTGATGATATTCTTGGACTGACTCACAGCGGCAACAATACCATTTAGTGTCATGCCGTTATAGCTTATCGTTTCACCGCTCGGATTTACATAGCTCCCTGGACGAATAACTATATTGGTATATACAGGCGTGCCGAGCAGGCTGGTGGCAACAGGCTCCCGCCTAGCAGGCTCAGGCAACTGCTCAAAACTTGAGAGCCTGAGCGCCTCAAGGCCAAAGGATGATATGATAAATCGTTGATTTGCCATTAATCAAACACAAGGTTCCCATTATTAATTGCCTGCAAAAGCGCCGGCGTGACCAACCCCTTAATTTGCGCAGGGCTTTCTTTGATCGAATCCGTCTGTATGTGAAAGGTCTCAATGAGCTTATTGATTGAGATAGTAAGGTTTCGAGATGCCCTTATATCGCCTTGCAAGGATGCTACCGAACCACCAGTGGCAGCAGCCTGCCTTACAGGAGTAGCGGCCTGCGGCATGGTAAGCCCGGCACCCGCTACCCCATTGCCCGGCGCTGCCCGCCCGCTAGACGCTTGCCTTGATAGGGCTTTAAGCGGGTTGGTAGGCGGTTTTTTAGCCAGCTCATTGTCCCATGCAGATTTAAATGCCTGCACCGTTTCCGCGCCTTGTTGCTGCATGGCCCCCTTGGCCTGTTTAAAGCCTGCCTTGATACGGTCCAGATCAAAGGTAAATATGCCTACCATAATATTCCCTAAGCCACCCAATACTGCCAATACACTGTTTTTAATCCCTCGAACCCAGGCTTTCATTGCTGCCCAAAGCCCTTTCACAGTGGCTCTAAACTTCTCAAAACGAACCCAGGCATATACGATAGCAGCTACCAGTGCGCCCAGCCCTAGAATGACGAGACCTATAGGATTGGGCGCCATGGCGATGTTTACACCGATCTGGGCAAGCCGCCATAGGCCCAACGCCGTGGCAATTGCTCCTATTCCAGCAACTAGCCCCAGTATAAGCTCTTTATTATGTTTCATAAAGCTAAGCGAGCGATCAAGGAAACCGATAAAGGCATAGCCTGCTGGAAGCAGCTTTGTTTTTAGCTCATTCGTTACGCCGCCGAAACGCTCGCGCAAATCACCAACGGCATTTGAGAATTGTTGTAACGGTCCGCCCCCTGCCCTTGCCGCTGCCTGGGCAGCGCCACCAAACTCACTACGCAGTTCGGCCAATATAATGCGCTGGGCGTCGGCTACCCTCCCTGACTCTTGGAGGGTCTTGATCGTATTTGCCTGTTGTGTTGTAAAGGTAATTCCGGCTTCACTCAATGCACTCAAGCCTTTTGCCGGGTCATTAAGCGCCTTACCCACCTGTATAGAAGCTCCCTTCAAGTCCGTATTCAGCACGGTGGCCATGTCCTGGATAAGCGGGATTGTTTGTGTGAAGACTTCACCCCGAATATTTTTAAAGGTGGCCAACAGCGCCTGCATCTCAATCGTGGCCTCGTCGCCAAAAAGTGTTACGCTTTGCAATGCAGCGGCTTGTTTGCGCAGCCCCTCAAAAGACTGGCCCGAAATGCCCTGTGTGGTCTTTAAAATTGCCTTGAGCTTGGCCTCTGACTTTTCTTGAATGTCAAACAGGCGCTCATTTTCTTCTGACCAGGCCCGCAGTTGCCCCACGGCAAACGTGGCAGCAAGTATCCCGCCCAGTTTTTTGAGACCCACGCCTGTAGCGCTACTTTGCTTGTCAATGCGTTTGAGCGATTCGGTCCCCGTTTTGGCAATGCGCTTAAAGGGACCGCTCATACGGTCCTTAATATCAAGCAGATAGGAATAGCGGCCAGGCATTATAGTGGTTGCGGGTTAGAAAACTTAAGATACCATTGAAGTTCAGCCCAGCGCTGGGCATATGCCTCATCACTGAGGGTGTCGGGATCAAGGTGGAAATAGATGGGCAGCAAGGTGTTGATCTTACGGAGTTCGTCATGTCCCTTCCGCTCGTCAACAGCCCAACTGCTTAGAGCTTTTTTACGCTGGAATCCCTTTGCTCTATAAGCGCCTGCATGTGGGGCATGGCCGCCATAAAGAGCGCGTCATCTTCGATGATGGCCATATCACTATGCGCTGAGACAATACAGCTGCGCATCAGCATTTCATTGGCACCAAAAGGATCGCGTTCTAGTTGGCTTAGCGAGGCGGCAAGCTCTCGCCGGGTTGGCTTTCTAAAATATGCTATCACAGTGGGTTCATCTGCCCTTCGGCCTGGGATGGACACCTCAATGAGCGGCTCGCCATGCTGCTTTTTTAGCTGACTGATCTGCTCCGAACTAAGGCGAGGGACAGTGGTACGGGATTCTGTTGCGGTCTTTTTCATGATAGTCTTTGTTATACTGTAGGGTTAGGATGAGGGGAGGTCGCCCGCTTTCGGAGGCACCTCCCCATGCGTGTCATATCCTATGCGTTCCACTCAATATGGCTTACTTGTAAAGGTAGCTCTACCTCAATACTCATATCGCCCTGACTGACATCGCGCCCATTATTTTTGAAGCGGCAATTACGCAGGGTGTGGGTCCGCGGAATACCGTTTTTGGGAATAAATGTCACTGGAATATCAAATTCTGCAATATCCTGGATCCGCCCGTTTGGTGCAACGTCCTGGAGACGTTCCACCTCTTCGGCATACAGCGTAATACTGCCCTGACTGGTAATATTACCATAGCCACGGCTTACGGGCCGCGTGCCTGCGCCAAAGTAATCCTCCATTGCCTGCTCATCGGAATAACTGATCGCGGTGATCCCAGCAACGCGAACCCCCAGAATCACCAGGGCGATCTGACTCCAGTTATATGCTTCGCCGTTTATTAAAGGGGTGGCCATATCAATCTATTTAAGCGTTTTATAAAAAATTCGTCAGCGGTCTTAGTTAATACTGATAGCAAAGCCAATGTTTACCTCGATCTGTTTGGCTACACCAACAGGCACAACGCGGGCATTAACAATCAGTTTCGAGGTACTTAGTACCTCTTGATCTGGATCGATGTAGACCCCATAGGCACTTACCTCGCCGCTTTTCTGCATATCTTCGAGATCTCGTGCTGTCAAAGATTCAAAGTAGTTGATCGTCTCTAGGCTAAGTTTGCCTTCCTCGTCAACATAGAGCGGTGCATTAAGCTGAGGAAGCAAAAACGTGCGAATACCGCGCACGGCCTTATCCATCGTTCGGTTATTCTCCAGGGTTGCAAAATCACTGGTCGCCGCAGTGGCAGTATGACTATAGTTGAGATAGCTCCCGCCTATAGCAATATGCCTGCGCAAGAAGATATAGCCCTTGGTTTCAAGATCTTCGAGCAGCCCGATACTCTGATCCTTGATCAAATTTCCATTAGAAAAGGCAGGCTCTGCCAGCTCTTTACCATCAGTCATATTGAAAGGGGCAACCCATCCAATGTTTTCATGTACGGCGGCGCGGCTCAGCGCACCTAGCACAGCGCCCGCACAGCTCACACTTTGCGCGAGCGAGGCATACAAGTCCTTGCCACGGGCAGCACCATCCTGGCCAACCACAACGGCCACCCGTGGGCAGTTTATCGCCCGAAGGCTTGGCAGGGTTGCAAAATCAGGTATTCCGTTAGTGTCCCAGGCGGCGACAACCACCATCGGCATATGGTTGGCCTCTAGGGTGTCAAGTACCGTCTGAATTAGCGGAGGCTCCGAAACGGCAAAGGCTACACCTTGGGCGAGCAGTGCAGTCTGGCGGATTTCACGACCTGAAAATTGCTGGAGCGTTTCAAGCTCACTGTAGTCGTAGTTTCCGGGAGGCTCATCGGCGACCATAACATATAGTTTACCACGCGGATTAAGCCGAAAAAACTCACTGATATGGTAATGCAAGTGAGCCCACGCAGGATCATTTTCGAGAATACCATCGTCTTCTGCATCGCGAATGCCGAAGTAAATCTTTATGCGATCAGATGCGCTATACCCTGCCGGAAGACTTCCATCATACTGGATTATCCCGCTGATGTGATCTTGTCCAGGAAGTGGGCGGTTAAGGCCGCCTTGACCGCGATTAAATGTGATGTTACTTAGAGGCATTGTGCGTTTCTTTTGGTGGGGTTAATAACTTCATCGACAGCTCCATTCGCGTGCAGTACCTACGGCATGCGCCTCGGTGGGCATAGAGCCAGAGTCTACCATCGCTACTTTGCCACAGCCCTGGACTGAGCGGATATTGCTTAAAAAACAGCCTGGCTGCTTCGGAGTGCTTTTGCTTTGCCATTACTTAGTAGACTTAGGCTTACCTTGCGAGGATTTGGCCTTTACCTGATCGACCTCTACAGGCTCAGCAGGCCCTTGGGCTTCGTCTTGCAATGCCTCTGCCATGTCCCTCGTTATGAGGCTCAGCTCAAGGGTATGCTGTGTTGCATGATAGCGAGCGTCACCTTTGTTATAAAAAAAGGCTCCGTCATTGGTTGCGTAGAGCATCTCAAGCTGCTTGTCTTGCTTGAAATAGGGCTGAGATCCGTTAATGATTTGTTGCTTTGTCATAAGAATATGTGTTAGGACCAAATAATGACGGTGGTTCGTTCTTTCATTACTATTTACGTTGAGTGTGCTGCTGGATAAGAATTTGCCGTACTGTAGCCTCAAGCTCAAGGATGCGCGCCTGATGATTTTTTATGATCTCAGCGCTGCGGGTTTGCTCTGTCAAAAACTCAACCTGCGTTTTCTTGATCTCTTTAATGTCGTCATAAATCTGAAAGAGAAATAACCCGCACAGACCTAGCAAGATGTTAAATACCCAGGTTTTCCAGTCAGGTAGTTTTCCCTGCTGGCTAGATGGGCTTTGCGCTTGAGGCATCGGATTATTCATCGCTCTTCTTAGGTATGCCCGGAGGGCTATCCTCCGGGCGATCCAGCTAGGCTATTGATAAAAAAGGGTTATGGTAGATTATGCTTCCTCAATCAGGGCAACAACGCCGCGCTCGTCGGTGCCCGCTAAGCGGCTGCCGGCGCGCACCATCGCCGAGATGACATCGCCATAAAACTGAGGGTCTTTGTTCTTTTCATAGACCTCTATTCCGCCGTTGGTACGGGTGCCAAATGCACGGCGCACAAACATGGGCTGGTAAAACAGGCTAGCGGCGTTATCGGTCGCAGCATTCAGTGAGCCTACTGCCTTTTTTGCAGGCGTAGCGGCATTGTCATATAGCACCACCGTAGAGCGCACAAAGACATCAAAACCAAAGATGCGACCTACCGCACCGGTGGCGAGGTTGCCACTGCCGCCGATTTTGTCTGCATGGACAAAATCATCAATGTTGAGAATGTCAGAAAACATATCTGCATCAAGTAGGCATACGCGCCCTTGCTGAGGAACATCCATGCGATCCATCAAGCGGCGCGCATTGACAATATCAGCTTTGGTAATCGCTTTGCGCGTACCTGTTTGGCCGGTTTTAAACGCAGCGCGAGCTGCACCTGTCGTGCGAATCAACTGGGCTGCGACCGTAGGCGACCAATTGTGTGAAACCTGAGAACCTACCCGTTCGCGAATAGCCATAATATGCTCTTCGATGATGTTGATACGCTTTGCGTAGTTGGTCTCGATCTCCTCGGTATCTTTGATGACAATGGGATCGGTAGAAAACTCGTCAACATCATAGGTTTCGTCCGTGTCAACACGCTGCGCGGCAGCCGCTGGCAGGGTAGCGCGGTTCACTTCTACATTCGGTTTCGTGGCTGCTTGGGGAAGATGGACAACCCTACCATCAAGGTATTCGTCGTCAATTTTGGCACGGTTCATAAAGGAGCTATCGGCAAACAAGTTGCTTGCAATATCCCGTACCCACAGTTCAGTTTGAACAGCCATGTTTAGTTAATTGATGATTAAAAATCAATGATACACACCTATGCCTGTGGGCTTAGGATGCAAGATAGGCATCCTGTAATGCCTTGAATTGTTCAGGATTCTGAGCCTTCATGCGCTTAAGGCCACGCGGGTCTTTGGTTTCCCAATCATGGTAGCCCCATGCAGCGCGAGGGTCGGCAGGTGCTTGGCCTTGCCCGCCCTTCAAGGCCGCAATGGCCTCAATCAACGAAGGAGTCTCCTTCGTCTCCGGAGCCTGCCCTGCGGGCTTGCCCGCAGGAATATCAAGAAGTGCCGTTGCCGCCTCTAAGTTCGCCTCAGCTAAGAGGCGAAGGCTATCGCGATTCGCTTCGGTGACAATACCTTGCTTTTGGGCCATGGCCATAAAGGCATTGACACTGCTTGTTTGCCGCTTACCAAGCGCCTCGATGGCAGCTACGATCTGATCCTCATGCGCATCAGCAGAAAGGCCCAGGGCCCCTTTGATTTTATCCATGTCGTGCGGATTTGTGGTTGGTTGTAATAATTGAGCCTCAACATGTGCCGCAAAGGCTTGAGGCGTATTAGCAGATGCCGGGATGTGATCCTCGTTAATCCGGCTATCAATAATCTCTGTTACGAGGCCCTCTTCAAGCGCCTGCTGGGCAGTAAACCAGGTGTCGTGCTTGCTGATTATCCAGTTGGCAAGGATATAGTCGGCTTCCTTGCCCGTCTCATCGACGAGCGCCTGAACCATATCAGCCTTAAGGGTATCAACAAGAGCTGCTTCCTCACGCATCTGATCACCATTGCCTTGAACCATAGAGGTCGGCTCATGCAGCATAATCTTTCCCGTGCGGGCGATCCTCCGTGTGTGTGCGGCAAGGATGATAACACCCATCATGCTTGCTGCAATACCCCGTCAATGACAATCGAAATACGCGCCTTACTCTGCTTTAGCCCCTGGTAAATGGCAAAGCCCTCAAAGACACTGCCGCCCCTGGAATGTACCCGGGACTCAATATCCTCATACTGACTAGCCAGTTCATTGTGGCGCTTTAGAAAGTCAGCGGCGTTGAGCTTGTCCCACTCCCCAGTTGTTCCATAGAGGTAGGCCGTCACCTTGTTTCCCTTCGCTTGTATGTTGTCAAATAATGGCACAGCTACGTGTTTATGCCAGCAAAAAACAGCGAAAAAAACCAGAGGTAAAAATTGGATTTTAGCTCATATCCCTAACCTTTGCACTCAATGCAGTATTTTGTGCATTGAACGAATATTGACCTTTTTGAAGGCTCTGAAATACTGCTTTTTTGCATCATCGATAGAAAGGATGCAGGCTACCTGCTCTACAAAGAGGGGATTAGCCAAAAGGAAATTGCCACGGTGCTTAAGCTCAGTGAGACTACCGTAAGCAGTTGGTCAAATCGCTATGCGTGGAAGCAGCGCCGTAGCTCCGAGGCCATGACCCGCGAGGCAGCAGAGGCTACGATATACGAACTGATTGACTATCAGCTCAAAGCACTCAAGGCCCGAAAGGATCAATGGGAGCATGAAGCGCAAACCAACAAACAGCCCCTTCCGCTGATTGACAAAGGCGATATTGATGCTTTGCAGAAGCTTTTTGTACCTGTACGCCAGCGCCAACAGTCCTTTTCAGCCATCGCCTCGAGCGTCCGCGAGCTGATGGCCTACCTCCAGGGGGTTAACCTGGAGGTAGCAAAGCTGATGCTCGACCATGTCCACACCTTTCTAAACCTCAAAGCAAAAGAGCTGTAATGAACCGGGTCGACCAGAAAGCGTATCAGCAGTGGCTTGATCTGCGCACGCGGATCAGCGCGCAAACCGCGCCGATCCAGCATGAAACTCGTGCCGAGCAGCACAAGCGAGTCACCACACTCAAGAAGAACTTTGCGGCCTTTTGTAGCTACTACTTCCCCCACTATTGCCAATCTCCCTTTGGCTGGTTTCATAGGCGGGCCGCCAGGGCGATTGCCAAGGATCAAAACATCTTTGCTATTCTGGAGTGGCCTCGCGAGCATCCAAAATCAGTGTTTGCTGATGTGCTTATCCCCCTATGGCTCAAAGCAAGGGGAGAACTTACAGGCATGATGATTGCTAG